CCTTTCGTTACCCACGGGAACGGGTGTTATGCGCCCCAAGCGGCACCCTTTTGAACGGTTCTTCCTCCGAAATCAAGAATTTCTCGAACCAATTGAGGCTGTATTTGGGGGCGGCAACCTCCGCCCTGTATTCGGGCAGCCAAACGTACTTGAGCATCTGCCAACAGATAGCGAGGGACATCACCCTGTCGTCATGGGGCGAGCCGTTCATCCTGCCGTTGGCATTGCGGACGAAAGTGATGAGTTCCTGGATAGTGCGCTCATCCTCAATAGTGATTTCGTAGTCACGGATAGCGGCTGCCAGTTCGTCAATGGCCAGAGGTTTGGTCGCCACGGTTGTGCGCCAGCCCAGAATCTCGGTTGCTTCGGGATTTCGCTGCTGAAGGCGACGAGTTCGGTAAATATTCTTATAGCCGTACCGCTGAATAGCCTTCAAGGTAGTCAGACCGTGGTTGTTATTTTCCACGCCTAGCAGGGCGCCGTTATACCAATATCCCAACTCCGCCAGTAGGTCACCAAATAGGTCTGGTTCAATGTGTCCGTGCCAATGGGCGACGACCCGCAGGTCGTGCGCCTCGATAATGTGGGCAGAACTATAGTCGCCGTGGGCTAGACCCTCGGCTACGTCAGCGCCAATCACATATACCCCATCGGGGCGGGGTTCTTCCCAGATGCAGAACTCCCCATCGGGAGTCTGCCTAAACTCCAGGTTCTTTCGTGATAGTACGTGGACATAGCCGCGACGTGGGGCGACGGTCTCCAGTTCTCTGAGGGCATCCACATCAAAGACTGGGTTGCCAGACTTGATGAATGCTTCTTCTGGGTTGCGGGGGTATTCCTGGTGCAACTGCCATGAAGGCATGGAGCGTTCTTTGGATTCGTACCAGTCGTCGTTGCGGTCGCCAGCCGACCACGGCCAGAAGATGCCCTTGAAGTTGTTGGTACCAGTTTGTGAACCAACCCACAGATGATGGAAGAAGTTGCCCGAACCATTGGCGGTACTCAGGCAGATAACGCGACCACCAACGTCAGCAATGGGTTCGATAGAAGCCCATGCTTCCTCACTGTTGGGCAAGAAGGCCATCTCGTCCACAATGACCAGATATACGGACTCACCACGAGCGGGGTCATTGCCAGATGGTAGCGACTCAATGGCAGACTCGTTGGCAAATGTCATCTTCAACTGGTTGTCTGACGTCAACTGCGGCCCACGCTGGCGCATCCAGGAAGGCAGGAACTTGTAGCCGTACTTTGATTTCTGCAGCAACTTTGCTGCTTCGCGCTCTGTGCGCGAAAGCATGACAATGAACCTATCGGGCCAGAAGAATGCCAGCCAGAAAGCGTATGCTGCAGCCAAAGTGGAGAATCCAATCTGACGTGCTTTGAGCACAACGCTGTAGCGGTTGCTCATCCAGGCACGAATTGTTTCCGACTGTGCTTCGCGCAACTCAAACAGAATGCGCCCCTGTTCGGGGTGCTTGATGTTCCAGTAGTTCTCACAGAAGTAGGCGAAACCCTCCAGTAGGTCATCGATGGAATCGGATTGACCACGGCAGAGCCGCCACTCACGCTCATTGAGCAGTTCGTTTAGTTCCATACTATCGGCGCAAATACGTCCTGATTTCGGGCGGGAACCCAACTTGAATTACTTGACGCAAAACAATCGTGTCGTTCAGTGTGCGGCCAGCATTTCTCCACAAGGCGACATCTGTGGAGCCAGCACCAGATGATGCAGTCACACTGAAGGTGATACGCTCCCTGATTGCTTCAGACGATGATGTGGCGGTATCTTCAGCCAGTCTGAATACGGTTCGCAGCGTCTGCGACGATGCAGAACCAAGTCCAGAACCCGTCGCTCCCCTGAATACTTGGCGCACCCAATCGGCTGTTTGCGATGACGAGCCGCTGCCAGTCGCGGCTGATGAACGACCCTTGAAAGAAACAATTGAAGATGAGCCAGCACCAGAACCAGAAGCGGTTCTCGGTGCCGTGTGCAACCCCTCAGATGTCTGTGTTCCAGTTCCGCTGCCAGTTGCCGAAACAACTGCCGTACGTAGCGGCGAAGCGGATGAACTGCCCGTACCAGAACCAGCCGCAGTTTCAAGATGCGATACGCCACCAACTGCTGTTGATGTTCCAGTTCCAGAACTAGATGCGGTCTTTTCAAATAGACGTAGACCTGATGCTGTTTCTGTGCCAGCGCCACTTCCTGTGGCGGTGCGCAGTTTTACTGCATTGCCGCTAGAGGACTGCGTTCCTGTTCCAACGCCACTCGCTGTGCGGAGTGGCATGCCTTCATAGTTGAATAGCCCCGACTCGTAGAGTGCGGAGGAATCATACAATGCTGCCATTGTTATTCTTCCTCTACTAGAGGCTCCTCATCGAAGGAGATTGCTTCTTGCAGCCAAGTGCGCATCCAGCGACCGTCAACAAATTCCAATTGTCCCTCAACCCAACGAAATCCGTATTCTGCTTCACTAATGGGTTCGTTTTCTTCTACGAGTTCCCACGGTTCACCTGGCGATAATGCAACATCACCATCGTAACGGGGATATTCTCCAGTTCTGGCATTTCTGTACAGACTCACAGCACTCCCTTTGCAACTGTTGGGGTAGTTGTTGAATTGGAAGGAAGGGTTGTTGCTGAATATGTCCATGTCAATGTAGACGATGCGGGATTTGTCCCAGTCGTCAATGTTGCCGAAGCATCAGTAAACGATGACGCGGAATAGGTAAAAACTCCAGAGCCACTAGGCATGGTAACTGGGGTTGTCCATGAACCAGTATTGGAACCATCCTTTGGCAATCTAGCCAACCATATTCTACCATCTATCTGAACATCAAGATACATGCTATCTGCATCTACGGCAATGCCAAAGTCTCCAAATGACGGGATTGCACCACCAACGGTGAAGTCGACCTTTCTCTGGAACTGCAAAGTTCCAGAAGAATTATATTTAGCAATGATTCCCTTTTGTGCGCCAGACGTTGATAGTGAAGCGGTCATATAGATGTTATCACTAGAATCAATTGCCAAATCTCCAGTATTAGAGAATGTTTCACCAGACGCAGAAATAGAACGTGTCCACTGCACTACATTGGATGAATTTATCTTGACTAAATAAAGTTTATGCAGAGTCAAGTCAGCAAATGAGAAGTATACATTGTCGGAAGAATCAACGACAATTCCATTGATGTTAGCGGAGTTTGATGATGTTGCCGACACGTAGGCTTTGCCCCATTGAAATGTGCCGCTTGAGTTGTACTTTGCTACAACTGGATTGTCCTCGGTCAAGTCGCGAGCAAGAATATAAATATTCTCGCTGGAATCAAGCGCGCAATAATGAATCAAATCATCATATGTATTCGCTGAAGAAAACTTCTCATCCCAAGTTATTGTAAGACCAGAAGTTGCAAACTTGGTTATTCCAATATCTGGTGATGTAGTGTTGATTCCAGAAGTAAAGTATAATGATGCGTCAGTTGAATTGATTGCGATTCCACCACCATTGATTTGGTCAGTTGTGTAGAATCTGCGTGTCCACTGATGAGACCCGCTACTATCTAACTTTGTCAAAAGTTGGTCATCATCAGTAACCGAACATGACATTAGATAAATATTATTTGACGAATCAATTGCCGCCTGATTACAGGACATATTCTGTGTTGTGTAATACATGCTTCGTTCCCACTGGAACACAGCCTGCTTATTTAGCGCCACAATCCCAGCACCATTATAGGTGGACGAAATGTTGTCTCTCTGAAATGCAATAATTAGATTTCCATTTGGGCTCAAATAAATTTGAGCGTAAGAGGTGCTATTTCTGAAGTTTGCATCATTTATGATTGCCTGCCAGTAGTCCGAAGAACCCCGTCCAAAACCAAGGGAACCAACGGCGATATTGGCCATCGTGCTAACAACGGGCACAACTAACTCCTAAGCAAACTTGGTGCGGGCAGCAAATACCGTGTATGTGGGCGTAGCAGCAGTCTTGATAATAGTAAATGTGTACAGGTCAACTGACGACGCATTGCCCGATGTCGGGGCGGAACCATTCTGCCATTTAGGCGTAACCGCCGAACCATCAATTTGGAAAGCAGACGCATAATATGCGGTCGCCCCTTGGGTTACAGCAAATGCCAAAGTGATGCTATCGCCAGTATTCAACAATGAAGCCAAAGTGGCTGACCCGTTACCGCGGAAATTGAAAGTCCAGTTGGCGCTAGCGTCGCTGGTGTAGTACCATGCGCTAGCAGTATTTGCATCCATGTTCACTGTGCCAGTGGCGGCAGTAGCCGACACATTCCAAGTTTCCTCGGTTTCCTTCAGCACCGCACCATTGATTGTGGGGGCCGTAAGAGTCTTGTTCGTCAGCGTTTGGGTCCCAGTGAGAGTAGCCGCCTGCGCTACTTTGTAATCAAGGCTGGAGGTCACAGCCGAACTGTCAACACCGACCTTGGCTTGCAGTGCTTCAATAGCGTCGTTCGCATTGGCGTGTTGCGCCGAATGCGACGGGCTATTCAGCGCATCGCTAGAAGTAGGATTAGTCAGCGCATCAAGCGAGGTGGGAAAGTTGGTGGCCATCGATTAGTCCAGCGTCAAAGTCAGGCTGGTAATCTGGAACGTGTCACCAGCGGTTACGGCGGCGGACGACGACAAAGCACCCGACCACAGACAGTTGCCAGCACTGGCCGCATCCCATGCGGACCAATGGCTGTATGTCTCCGTGTTCGGCACACTTGTCCACGTCACAGCAGCGGACGAAGCCAGCGAACCACTGGCTGCAGTGGAGAACGAAACTGACTGACGGGTCGTATTGGCGGCGGCATTGGCCGTACCATCCTCACCAGGGTCCCCGAGGTGCAACTTCAAATACACGGCGGAGATGGAAAGCGACTGCGCACGGAGGGTGTCCAGCAACTTGTTCTCAAGATAGTTAGAAATGCTCACTCGGCGTCCTCAGTTGACTCGGGGGAAGGTTCCCCATCACAGCACGAATCCTTGAAGCCACAAGAAGGACACCGCCAGCGGCAAGCCGTGGGCGGATACTCCTCTCCGCAGTTCAAGCATTCAACTAAATGCCCCATTCGTTACATCACCCTAAGGTGCGAACCACGAGTCTCGCGCTCCCTAGAAGCCACAGCCGCAATCAACTCATCCAACTCTTGGTCGGACAGTTCCGCGGCCCCCTTCTCGGTTTTCACATTCAAGGTCGGAGGAGCCATGCGGTTGGTCGCCTGCAGGTACAACTGGGCGGCCTTGATGTCGCCCTCCAGAGCCTTGGCATACAGCGTGTCCAGCAGCCTTTGGCTGCGCTCTGGCGACCCCTGAACATCGTCCACCTTGGCCTGCCACGCCTTGCGGAAGACATCCTTCTTCTCCCAGCGGCGAAGGGTCGAAACATCGATCCCGTGGGCAGCCGCATAGGCGTTCTTTGAGGATGGTTCTCGTTCTTGAGGAGGGGTGCAGAGCCAGGAAATATAGGCTTCCTGTCTTGCGTCTAGAATATTCTCTTCCAGTGCCATTACCCATAATCACCCTCGTTACCTCGGGTGCGGTGCAATGTAACGCGTAACGCTTTGGATAGGGGCCTACAGTGATCGGGCGGAGCCTCCAGCGAACGCCCGATATTGATCCCCAGAAACTACGA